TTAGTTGCGTCATTAGGATTGATACTAATGTTAACATTGTCACCGATACCAAGTCCGTGATTATCAGCAGTCTCAACTAGAGCAACTTTTTGATTAACTTCAAACGGTTCTAGATCATCACTAAGTGATGTGAGTCTCACAAGTCTAGTTCCAGATGTATTAAACAAATCACTAGACTGTATAAAGTATCCATCATCAACAATCCATGCACCGCTGAGAACCTTGATCTCTACTACGTTTTGAGATGACGTTCCTTCTAATACCTCTCCAGTTGCAATAGGAGCATTGATACCATCAGTTAGACTTAAGGTTGCACCTTTAGTATAAGAACTTCTTTGATCTAGTAAGATATTGAAAGTTTTGATACTTGCTGAGAATGTTCCAGTTTCATCAAACGTTCCAGTGACATTTCTAAGAACAATAGTGTTATCATTCTTGACTGTACCAACAATAGATCCAGATGCACCAGAAGAAGGTTGGTTTAGTGTATCATCAGCAAATAGATATGCATTTTGAATAGTTGTTAGTTTTACAACTTTATTCTCTTTGCATTCAATATAATTTACATCTCTACCTTCAACAGACGAAATGATAGCCTCTACTTCAGAACCCTCAGTTCCTCTGTTATCAAAATAGACTTGTGAATTAATAGAGAAATTTCTAGAACTATTAATTACATCAATGTTATCAACTGTTCCAGATTTTACTTCAGAAATACTAGCGACTAATCCTTCGCCATTTCTTTGCATTCCTGCAGAATAAATCTTCTTGGCATTCTTAGGAATGTCATTCTGATTTATGTTTGAATTGTAATTACTATCAACAGGTAGGGAGTAGAAGTTCTCACCTAGAATGTACGGGTATTGCGGTACTTGATTGCTATCAATAGTAATGAAATAAGCATAAGTTCCTTTCGGAAATTCTGGGGTAACACAAAATCTTCCATTGTTCTGATCTAGTGTACCACTCTTATGAGTGTAAGTGTAATCATTGTTAAATGTGCCTAATGGGTACGTGGTCAACGAAGGACCATCTGAACGAGTTCCATTCAAAGAATAACTAGAAGTCATTCTTGTGATGGAAGAATCTTTGTTCAGTGCCTCAGAATAACCAAATGCACCATAGATTGGATTACCGTCATAAGCGAATCCAAGGATAGGAGAATGAGTTTTTGTAGCGGGTTCAGTTCCTGCGCTGTTAATGTTGTCACTAAGAGCAACTCGTAAAGCCTTAGGGTTAGCAAGATATCCATAACCATATTCTAAAACATTATTATAGTTTGCAAAGATATAACCATTCTCTGTATCAAGATTATTTTCTAATTTTGTATATCTGTTAAAGTTCCATTCCTTTAACATAGGAATACCTGTTGCATTTTCTCCAACAGGAATGATGTCTACAACAACTGTATTTTGATTGTAGAAGTTTCCTTCTGCATTTTTCTCAAATCCAGTGATGTTACCATCTGTATTGACAACAGCAGTATACTCAGCAAATCTACCTCTTCCTGCTGTATCTCTAATTCTTACGATTGGAGGAGATGAATAGTATTCACCAGGATTATCAATGATTAGACTGGTAACTTTTCCACCAGTTACAACTGCACGAACAACAGCACCTCTACCAGAAGTAACGGTAATGTCTGGAGTTCTTGGAAAAATATCATTAGTATCTACAATGATCCTTTCTACAACCTGACCAGACAGAATAGCTCTTGCTTTGTTAGGAACTTGGTCAACTAGAACAAAAGGTGGAGACACATAACCTCTACCTTGAGTATTGACTTTAATTTCTTCTAATTTACCAAAACGAACACTATCGTGATCCTTGTAACCGTAGACAGGGACACCGTTTAGAAGGATACCAACATCTCTTCTAGGTGTAGGATATCTCTCAGTAGTTCTAGTAGCCTCTTTTCTAATAAGACGAAGAATCTTTTGATCTAAGAGAGTTTCATTGACTTGAGATCCATCTAAGATCTTATGTGATGGATAACTAGAACTTGTAATATAATAATACTGATCATCTGCAAAAATAGATGATACATCTGTAGTTAATTCACTTAAAGATGTTTGAATGCTTGGTAATGTTGGAATTACTGGTGCAGTTCCTGCATCTTGTAACCATCTTACTGTATTTGTAGACTGATCAATGATTTTAGGATCATTAGTCTCAAAGCCAGGATTAGATACTTGAACTTTATCGCCAGGACTAGCGTATGGTTGTGTGCTATCTGGTTTTAGATTATAGATTACACCAAATGTAAGAAGAGTAACACCACTACCAGAAATAGTAACTGGTCTGTATACAGGAGTCTCAGCAGCATGTGCAACTGCTGTTGATGGTTGTCTATCCTTAATAATAAACTGAGTTACAGTCTTCTCTTCAAAAGTAATTGTCTCATCTCCTAAGAGAATAGATCCAGTCTTACCCCAACCAATAGTAGATGATACGTTAATTCTATTACCAGTGCTATCTGTTCCTGCTACTGGTCTTAGTAGTTTTGTTTTTGTTGATACCTCAAAAGAACCGTTAACTGTCTCTGGTGCTAGTACAATATTATAAATTACCTCTCCATCAGCAGTGCCATCAGCATATACGTTGTCTACTGTAGCATCAGCATATCCATACTCTGTAGTGGCTTCCTGTACAATCTTCTTACTAATAAGACTATTGACATCACCAGATACAAGTTTACACTTAAGTGCATAAACGTTGATCCAGTCAGCATCAGATGACTTGTATGTAAAGTCTCTAGGTTTATAAACTTCTGGTTTGTTACTATTATCCTTTGCAACAATAGTATTGAAAACAAATTTGATGGAACTAGTAGTTCCTTTAGCTTTGTAGAACTTCTGAATGTTCTTAATCAGAGTTCTCTTATCTACTTCGCCTTTAAGATATTTCTCTGGAAAAGAACCAAGGTATTGACTCTCAAAATTCTTTACTAATGCATACAAGAAAAGATTACTTACATTAGTAACCTTCTGACCAGCATTATGTGGTGCTGCATCTGTGCTGGTGTACTCTGTCGCGTCATAAAGATCACCAAGAGTTGTGTTACCGCTAACACCTCTAACTGCACCTGATAGAGTTGTGCTTGTTCGTGATTCATAAAAGATGATTTCCTCATCAATTTTTATGTATCCGTTTTTCTTTGGAAAACTCGTTGCATCTTGTAATACAATTGTATCATCAGTATCAGTGATACCAACGTCCAACACATCAGACTGTTTAAGGAGATTTTGTTCATAATAATCTATGTCTGCATATTTCTGGATATTGTTAATAATATCCAATGTGCCACCTTGTACCTCCTGTTGTTCATAATACTTCGTGAGGAACTTACTAAAAAGTTCATACTCTGTACTGATGAATTCAGGAAGCTGCGTTTCAATGAGAGTGGAAATTCTCTTAGTCTTTACAGCAGGCATTTACTTTACTCTTTGTATGCAGTGAACGAGGAATTAGCAACGTCAACGTCAAGGTATACTTCACGCATTGCCTTGATATCATTGGAAAGTGGTTTGACTCTAACAGAGATGCGATTGTCAAAGAAACTACCTTTGATGATAGTTAAGTTGTACATTTTGAGTTCGCCTTTTACATAATCAATGTCGCCAATATCGCTGTCAAGGACAACCTTTTCACCAGTTACGCTATCTAGTCTATATAGGACAATTTTGCCATTCCTATCTTCAACGTACACATCAAAGTTAGGATACTCAGTGACTCTAAATCCAGTGCTGGAAAGGACTGGATCATCACAGTCCTCATCAAAAGCATTCTGGAAACATACTTCATAATAGAAGGTAGAATTGAGAGAAGGATAGAAATCCTTTCTCATTGTAACTTCAGTTAGATTTGAATTGATAGACTTATCTGCATCATCAATCACACCAACCATCTTACTGTATCTAAACTTACCATTAAACTTCTCAGTATCACTAGTATCAAGATAAGACTGTACACCACCAATAACCTTGTCTCTAATCTGTGATGGTGTCTGATCTGTTGATAAACTATTATAATAGATCTTACTCATCATCTCAACATAGAGAATAGAAGGATCAATTAATTTTGGTTCTACAGATGCAACAACATATTTC